GGGGGCTGTATAAGTTATTGATACATAAGGGTGTTCAATAAGCCACTACTTAAGTAAGCGCTTACTAACCTAGGTTTAGTAGGTAGTAGAGGGGTAGGAGGGGCAAATATATTTTTCTTTATTATTACTTATGGCAACTTATAACGCTGCTGAGTAGTTTTAAACAAGAGGGGGTTACTACTAAGATCTATTTGGATGTTCGTCTATACATAGACTCACATAGAACCTTCTATATAGCTGTTGTATACCTGAACCTAAGAAAGAAAACAGTAAAAGAAAGAAGCACTCAGTGTCCTGTTTTACAAAATACCTGTCAAGTCCACTGAAAGTATTCATTGATATATATCTCTACCCCTGTAGACAAATATTGAGAGGATGATATAGTTCAGTCCAATGCAGAAAGGAGCCTTATGGCTACAGCTAAAAAATCAAGTGGTAAGAGCACTGGTGGAAAGAGCAATGGCGGAAAGAGTCCAGCTTGGCAACGTAAAGAAGGCAAGTCCCCTTCGGGCGGACTAAATGCTAAAGGCAGAGCTTCTTACAATGCTGCTAACCCTGGTAAGCCAGGTCTAAAAGCACCTCAACCTGAAGGTGGTTCTAGAAGAGATTCTTTCTGTGCTCGTATGGGTGGTATGAAGAAGAAGCTTACCTCTGCTAAGACAGCTAACGATCCCAATAGCAGAATCAATAAAGCCCTTCGTGCTTGGAAGTGTTGATATATGGCAACCAAGTCTAAATCTACTGTCAATGCTGCTGGCAACTACACAAAGCCTACTCTTCGTAAGAAGATTGTTAGCCAAGTAAAGGCTGCTGCTACCCAAGGAACTAAAGCTGGACAATGGTCAGCTCGTAAAGCTCAACTTGTTGCTAAGAAGTACAAGGCAGCAGGTGGAGGATACAAAAGTTGAAAGCTCCTCAGAAATCCCTAAAAGACTGGGGTGATCAGAAGTGGCGTACTAAGTCGGGTAAACCCTCATCTAAAACTGGGGAGAGATACCTGCCTGAGAAAGCTATTAAGTCTTTAACTGCTGCTGAATATGCAGCTACAAGTAAAGCAAAGCGTAAAGGTAAAGCGGCTGGTAAGCAATTCGTTGCTCAACCAAAAGCAATAGCAAAGAAAACAGCGAGTTACAGATGACCATAGCAAGCCATATCCAAAAGCAACTCGATGTCAGTGAACAACTATTTGAGATGATGAGACGCGATCACAAGGAGCGTATGAGTCAAGTACTAGTTTGGGCTGATATGAATGAGAGCCTAATGCACAAACTACAAGAGCGGGATAAAGAAATAGAACGTTTAAGAGGTCTTTTACAAGCACATGAAACTGCGGAGAAACTCTAATGGCTAAAGAAAACTGGATTGCTAAAGCAACTAAGAACAAAGGTGGTCTTCATCGTAGTCTTGGCATACCCCTAGGTACAAAGATACCAGGTCCCAAAATATCTGCTGCTGTTAAAAAGGGTGGGAAAGTTGGTAGACAGGCAAGATTAGCACAAACCCTAGCTAAGATGCGTAAATAGTAGGCAGTTATGCGTAGAAAAACATCTCACGATAAGCGATATAAGAAGTCCCACTGGACTCAGAACCAAAAACTACAGGCTGTTAGCACATATCTGATGCTTGGCAACATGGCTGAGACAGCTGTTGTTACGGGTATACCCTTAGCTACTCTAAAAATCTGGAAAGTAACTGATTGGTTTAAGGAATACAGCCTTCAACTCCAGTCTGAAGACGTACAACAGATGGATTCCAACCTCAAAAGGGTTATAACTAAAGCTCTCAAGGCTACAGAAGACAGATTAGATCTAGGTGATGCTCAGTTTGACCAGAAAACTGGAGAGATTATCCGTATTCCAGTCAAGGCTCACGTAGCTTTGAAGATTTCTACAGAACTAATGACCAAACAACAGAAGCTTTACGAGAATCCTGTTAGGGAAGAAGTAGAAAGAACGATTGATGAGCGTTTACTAAAGCTTTCTGAAGAGTTTGCTAGGTTTGCTACTATAAAAAAGAATACTATAGATGTAGAGGCTAGAGTAATTGAGCAAACTTAATGCTGAAGTAATGGAAGGATTTGTAAACTCTGTTCTTAGAAAGAACTTTGACAAACCAGCCCCTACTCCTCAGTTCCACAAAGAGATATGGGAGCTTGTTACTAGTAACAACAAGCAAGTGGCTATAGCTGCTCCTCGTTATCATGCTAAGTCTACGGCTGTAACTCATGCTTACACCTTAGCCTCTGTTCTATTTAGAGAATCTCGCTATGTTCTCATTGTTAGCGATACAGTTACCCAAGCAGTACAGTTTCTAGGGGACATCAAAAAAGAACTCATAGATAACGATGACTTGCGCTCTCTATTCTCAGTCTCATCTTTTCCCAAAGATACCGAAGACGATCTTATCGTAGAGATGGAAGACGGGTACACCTTTCGTATCCAAGCCAAAGGTTCAGAGCAAAAGCTTCGTGGACTTAAGTGGGCAAACCTTAGACCAGATCTGATCATTGGCGATGATATGGAGAATGATGAGATTGTTATGAACAAGGATAGGAGACAGAAGTTTAAGAGGTGGTTCTACGGTGCTCTTATTCCATGTGTCTCTTCCTCTGGCAAGATCAGGGTTGTTGGAACTATCCTTCACCTAGACAGTCTCCTAGAAAACCTAATGCCAGCTAGTCTGGTCAACTCCCACAGAGGAGTTAAAAGCCTTATTAGAGAAGATCTAAAAGAGTATTCTCTCAATGTTTTACCTTGGAAGTCTGTCAAATACCGTGCTCACACGGATGACTTTAAGGTTCTACTTTGGCCTGAAATGAAGACTGCTGCCGAGTTTAGACTGCAAAAAGAAGACTATGTAAGGCAAGGTTTAGCTGATGTCTACTCTCAAGAGATGCTTAATGTCCCCATAGATGTAGGCGATACCTTCTTTAAGAAGACTGACTTTGTACCCATGAGGCCAGAAGATCAAAAGAAAAAGTTGGTGTTCTATGCTACCTGCGACTTAGCTGTGTCTCAGTCCCAAAGAGCTGACTACTCAGCCTTTGTAGTAGGCGGTATGGATGATGAGGGTAAACTCTACTGTAAACATGTCATAGAAGGACGTATGGATGGTCTTGAGATCATAGATACAATCTTTATGATTCAGAAAATATATAAGCCCGTACTCTTTGGATTTGAGCAGGGTGTCATTCAGAAAGCGCTAGGACCCTTCTTTAATGAAGAGATGCTTAAGCGGGGCGAGTTCATCAACACTGTTCTACTCAAGCCTAGTGGAGACAAACTTACCCGTGCTAGAAGTATCCAAGCTCGTATGAGAAGTGGTGCTTGCAGATTCGATAAGGATGCTGAGTGGTACCAGTCTTTTGAAGATCAGCTTCTTAGATTTCCTAGAGATAAGCATGACGATCAGGTTGACGCTTGGGCATACCTGGGGTTAATGCTCGATAAGATGTGGGAAGCTCCAACTGAGAAAGAGCTTGAGGAAGAAGAGTACGAGGCTTTTGTTCGTGATAGTAATGTAGTAGACTCTGGGCGTTCTACAGTCTGTGGGTACTGAAATGAATTTAAAAAATACGTTTGATATTAATGAGCTTGTATACGAGCCAAATATAGCTAATCTTTTATCCAAAGATGATCTTGAAACAATCGGGGTACAAGTTGTTAGAGATTTTGATAATGACTTGATGTCTAGAAGTTCTTGGGAAAAACGAACTGAAGCTTCTTTAAAGCTTGCACTACAAGTAACTGAAAACAAAAACTTTCCTTGGGCTAACGCTAGTAACGTTAAGTTTCCCCTTATTACTATTGCTGCTCTACAGTACCACGCTCGTAGTTACCCAGTACTCATAGACAACGACTTACCTGTTAAGTGCAGAGTAGTGGGAGAAGACAAAGACGGATTACGTGCTCTCCGTGCTACTCGTGTAGAGCAACACATGTCTTACCAACTTCTTGAAGAAGATGAAGATTGGGAATCAGAGATGGACAAGGTTCTTATTACACAACCTATCATTGGTTGTGCTTTTAAGAAAACCTACTTTGATCCAATACGCAAACACAATATTTCTGAGAACGTATTAGCTAAGGACTTGGTAGTTAACTACTGGACTAAAAGCTTAGAGACAGCTAGTCGTATTACTCATGTTTTACAAATGAGTAAAAATGAAATCTATGAGCGTACTGCTCGTGGATTGTGGTTAGAAGGTGTGAGTGAAGGTCGTAACCAACAGTACTCATCTGTTGCTATGGGCAACGGACTACAAACACTACAAGATAAAGCTCAAGGTTTACAACCACCTGAGCCAAACGACTCTAGTACTCCCATTGAAATGCTAGAACAACATTGCCATATTGACTTTGATGGTGATGGATACGCTGAACCCTACATCGTGTATGTACGTAGAGACAACAAGAAGGTTGCTCGTATCGTTGCTAGATACACACAAAAAGATATAGAAGTTAATGAGAGTGGAGTCATTCTCAGTATCAAAGCAGAACAATACTTTACTAAGTATCCATTCATTCCTTCACCAGATGGAGGTTTCTATGACCTTGGCTTTGGAGTTTTGCTTGGGCCTCTCAATGAGTCTATCAATACAATTATCAATCAGCTTGTTGATGCTGGGACGATGGCGAACACTGCTGGTGGTTTCCTTAGTCGTGGCATTAAGCTACGTGGTGGTAACTACACCTTCAATCCGATGGAGTGGAAACATGTAGATACAACTGGAGACGATCTGCGTAAAGGCATTGTTCCATTGCCAGTACGTGAGCCTTCTCAAGTAATGTTTACGTTACTCAACTTACTCATTAACTATGGTGAACGTATTGGTGGTTCTGTAGACATTCTTTCTGGTCAGAATCCTGGTCAGAATACTCCTGCTGAAACTACTCGTACTATGGCTGAGCAAGGGATGAAAGTATTTAACGGTATCTTTAAACGTACTCACCGCAGTTTAAAACAAGAGTTCCGCAAACTGTATCGTCTAAACCAGATATTTGTTGATGAAAATACACCATACGTATCTAGTGCAAATGGCTCTGGTATGGTCTTGGCTTCTGATTACGAAGGTCCAGTAACTGATGTTATGCCTACTTCTGATCCTAGTATTACATCTGACGCACAACGTATAAACCAAGCATCTGCTATTGCTGCTCGTGTTGCTGCTACCCCAGGTTTGTACAACAGATACGAAGCTGAATACACATTCCTCAAAGCAATGAGAGTCACTAACATTGATAAGTTGCTACCTGATCCAAGTGGTCCTAACGCTATACAGGCACCACCTAATCCAAAAGTTCAGATAGAACAGATGAAGCTACAGGCTAAACAAGCTTCTGATCAGTTAACTATGAAGGTTGCTTTGCTCAAACTAATGGGCGAAGCAGAACTAAATCAAGCACAGATACAAAAGCTAGAAGCAGAAGTAGAAGAAATCAAGATCGGTATCGTTACCGAAGGCGAGAGAATGCGTATTCAAGAGATCAATATGCAGATCGGCTTACAGAGAGAACGTAGAGAAGGTGTTATGAATGCTATCAAGACTATGAATGTTGCCTTTGACAAAATGGTGGCAGGTAGTCAAGAAGATTTAGGTCAATTTAATGTAGAGATGCCACAGATGTAAAGGTTTTTAAAGGAGAAAGCTAGTGGAAATAGTAAGTATAGATAATTTTGAAGAGTGGAAACACCATCCAGTAACCAAACGTTTGATGAAAATGCTTGCTACTGACCGTGAAACCATGAAAGAGGGTTTAGTTAACGGTTCATTTGATGATGAACAAGAGGTTAAAGGTAGATGTCGAGCAATCGCAATCATCCTTAACTTAGAGTATGAAGATCTATTTGAAGTAAAGAGAGAAACAAATGAGTAATCAGAGTGGTATTAATCCTGTAGGTTGGCGGGTGCTTATTAAGCCCCAAGAAGTAAAGGAAGTCTCCAAAGGAGGGATTATCCTAACAACAGAGAAGTCCAAAGAACGAGAGCAGATGGGTAACACCACTGGGATTGTTATTGCAATGGGCGATCAATGTTATGCCGATGAACCTGCACCTTGGTGTGGGGTTGGGGATAAAGTAATCTTTGCTAAGTACGCAGGTTTGTTGTACTTGGGTAAAGACGGAGAAGCATATCGAATGGTTAACGATAAGGACATCACAGGTACGTTAGATGCTGACGTAAGTCTGGTTGATCCCTACCTAGCTAAAACATAAGTTGACATTCTTTAAAATAAAGGAGTAAGATATGAGTGAAGAAAATGTTACTAGTAACGAAATAGCCCAAGAAGTACGCCAAGAGGCTGAATCTCAAGGGTGGGTTCCAAAAGAAAGGTTTCGTGGAAACGAGACTGATTGGGTTGATGCTGATGTATTTGTGAAGCGTGGTCGAGAGATCCTTCCTATTCTGCGTAAGAATAATGAGAACCTCATTAAAGACTTACAGTCAACCAAAGAGCAACTTAAAGAGTTTCGTGAAGCAGCAGAAGAGTTTAAGAAATTCCAGAAAGATGCTTATGAACGTAAAGCTCAAGACTATGAGTTACGTATCCAAGCAATAAAAGAAAGCCGTGCTCAAGCTATTAGCGATGGGGACGGACAGAAAGTCAATGCTTTAGATGATGCTTTAGATCAAGCTAAAGATGAACTCAAGGATGCTAAGCAAGCAGTTAAGGATGCTGACAAGACACCGATTAGTGCTGCACCAGTAAATGAAGAGATTGATCCAGGACTACAACAGTGGTTGGATAAAAACTCTTGGTTTGGTCAGGATAAACGGATGACTGGCATGGTTAACGGTATTGGTGAAAGCCTCCGATTAGAGTTCCCTTTGCTTAAAGGACAGGCATTTTTAAACAAGCTTGACGAAGTGTTAGCAGAAGAGTTTCCAAATAAGTTTGGGGAAAAGAAAAGCCCATCTAGTCGAGTGGAATCTGGTTCAGGAAGAGCAGGTCGTGGTAATAGCAGCAATGCTCCCTCCTATGACAACCTCCCCCCAGAAGCCAAAGCCGCATGTGATCGATTTGTTAAGCAAAAGCTTATGACTCGTGAACAGTATGTAGCTGATTTCGACTGGAATTAATTTAATAACTTGAAAGGAAATTGATATGCCCCGCGCACTAAATGAGTTTGAAAAACGTGATCGTGTAGTAGCTAAAATGGAACAACGTAAAGCAGAAGAGTCTGCTCCTACGCCAGCACTAAACGGTACAACTCGTAAAAAACGTAACGTGTTTAACGGCACGGAAGCTAAGATAAGTGTCCAACAACAGATAGATGGTTACCACCTACATGTCTTTACAGACAAAGGTGGACGCATACAAGCAGCTATGGATAATGGCTATGAGTTTGTAAGACCAGATGAAGTTGGAGGCGTGAGTGAGAATGTGGTTAGCCGTAATGGTGACCTCGGAGAAAGAATTAGGTATCTTGTAAATCCCCGTGCTGAAGGTACGGAGCAATACGGTTATCTAATGAAGATTCGGCAAGAATGGCACGAGGAAGATCAAGCTGAGCTTCAGGCTAAAAACAATCTTATTGACGCTGCTATTCGTAAGGGTAAGATCACTGGAGATAATCCATCGTTCTATACCCCTAGAGATGGCATCAAACTTAACTAACGTTTTAAAGGAGTCTTAAATGGCTAACGTAAATAAAGCCAACGGGTTTAGTCCTGTTGGTAACTTGCTAGGTGGCAAGTGGAATGAGCAGGGTCGTTTATACGCTATCCCTACTGCTGACACTACCAATAGCTATGCAATCGGTGATTGCGTAATGTCCAGGTCTGGTTCGGATACCAATGGTGTTCGTAACATTCAAAAGTGGGGTGGTGCAACTACTACTTCTGCTTTACCTCTGGGTATTATTGTGGGCATTCGTGTTGCTGATCCAGGTGTAAGCTTGGTTGGTAACTCTTTGTCTCTAGAGAAGACATTTATTGCTGCTGGTACTCGTACTAGTGTGCGTTATGTCTATGTTGTGGATGATCCTTTTGTCTTGTTTGAAGCTCAATTTGATAGCACTGGTGCTACTCAAGCTCAGCTTTCTATGAACGCAGCTGTGACTATCTCTGCTGCTAATCAAACATCTTTGGGTAACGGTTCGCCTTTCTCTGATATGGTTCTCACTGGACCAGCAGTTACGGCTACTCTGCCAATCCGCATGTTAGGTGCTGTACAACGTGGTGACAATGAAGTAACTAGCGCAGCTAGTCCTTATGTCCGTGTGTTGTGCAAATTTAACTACCACGAATACGGTACTATCGGCTCAGCTTCTGGCTCTGTCGTTAACTACCTTGCAGTCTAATTAAGGAGATAAATCATGGCTGGAGTAATTACAACCGCATCGCATCCCAAAGCACTATGGCCTGGTATTAAGGCTTGGTGGGGACAAACTTATAACGAGCACCCAGAAGAGTACGTAGATTTGTTTGACAAAGACACTTCTACTATGAACTACGAAGAAGACGTTCAATTGTCTGGCTTCGGTCTGGTGCCAGTTAAGTCTGAAGGTCAAGGCACTGCCTATGACTCTGAGATCCAAGGCTTCACAACTCGCTATACACACGTTGCATACGCAATGGGTTATATCGTGACTAAGGAAGAAATGGATGACAACTTGTATGAGCAAGTATCCAAGAAACGTGCTGCTGCATTGGCCTTGTCTTTCCGTCAAACGAAAGAAAACATTGCTGCTAACGTGTACAACCGTGCTTTTAACAGCACGTATTTAGGTGGTGATGGTGTAGCTTTGTGCTCTACCGCACACCCAAATACTTCAGGCGGTACATTCTCTAACAAGCCAGCAGTTGATGTTGACTTGTCTGAGGCTTCTTTGGAAGACGCAGTGATTGCAATCATGGGCTTTACAAATGACCGTGGTTTGTTAGTTGCTATTCAACCAAACAGCTTGCACATTGCTCGTCAAGAAGTGTTTAATGCTCAACGCATTTTACAAACTGAGTACCAAACAGGTAACGCCAATAATGACATCAACGTTATTAAATCTGGCAACTACATCCCTGGTGGTTTCAAAGTAAATCATTACTTCACAAGCCCACATGCTTGGTTTATTCGTAACACCATCCCTGGTGGTACTGGTTTGAAGTACTATGAGCGTATGGCTGTCTCGTTTGATCAAGACAATGACTTCGATACTATGAACGTTAAAGCCAAAGGCTACGAGCGTTATAGCTTCGGTTGGTCTGATCCACGCGCTTTGTTTGGATCTAACGGTCCTTAATTGTTATTAGTAACAATCCCCCTCTCACAAGGAGGGGGTTCTTTTTATAAAGGAAACTTATCATGGCTTACGGTTTACAGAAAAAGAGAATGATGCCAGCATCAGCAGCACCTAAGAAAATGGCTCCTGCTAAGAAGATGATGGGATCAAAGATGATGACTACTAAGAAGATGGCTCCAAAAGCATCTATGTCTAAAAAGAAAATGTAAAGTAAAATTTAATCTCCAATGACGCTCTAGAAATAGAGCGTTGTTTTAAACAACGTCAAAGGAATATTTATCATGGCTTCTCCTACCCGTTTCCCCGCTGGTGTATCAACACAAGCAATTGGTTCTACACTAGGTCAATTTCCCCTTCCTGATCCCACAGACGTCTGTGTTGATTTCCACGAATTCAATGAGTATGCTGCTGCTGACTGGACTGTTACCAATACAACCAGTCACCAAACAATCGGTTTAGTTGCAGGTGCTGGTGGTTTAATATCTACTGTTGGTGGTGCATCTAGCGTTACTAGTGATATTGGTGCTATTCAAACTAACCCACTAAACTTTAATATTGCTACTAACACAATTGTTGCTGCTGCTCCTCCTACACAACAAGCTTGGTTCTACACTGCATTTAAAGCTACTACTGCTGCTAACGATCAACTACTAACTGGTGTAGCTTCTTCTATTGCTGCCTTAACTCCTACTGATGGTATCTACTTCAACAAGGCTGCTGGTTCTACAGCAATTACTTTTGTTGTCCGTAAAGGTAGTGCTTCATTAGCTGCTACTGCTTACTCAACTGCTACTACAACTGTTGCTACTCTTGTTAGTAATACTTTTATTAAACTTGGTTGGTACTACGATGGTAGAGGCAACATTGATGTTTTTGTAAATGATGCAAAAGTTTGTTCTGTTGATGTAGGCATTTCTACTGGTACTATGGTTGCTACATTCCCTAATGCTACAAACATGGGTATAGGTTTTGGTTGTAAGGCTGCTTCTACTGCTCCTACTACTGCGGACATGGTTGTTGACTTTATGCTATCTGCCCAAACTCGTGCCTATTAATTAGGAGAGTTACATGGCTAATTCATTTACAACTCAAATCCTTGAAGAAGGACCACGCAATGTATCTATAAAACTAGTGGGAGTACTAGATACTGGTAATCTAGCTTCTACTACTGCTCTTGCAATGTCCAGTATTAACCAAGGCGGTCTTGGTCCTACTCCAGAGCAAGTAAAAATAGATCACATTGAATATGTTATTGGTTCTCAACTAGGAGTACAACTATTGTGGGATGCTACGACTGATGTTGTAGCTGTTCCTCTAGTTGGATCTGGACTCTCTTTTCTAAGAGAGTTGGGTGGACTAACTAACAATGCAGGAACTGGTAAAACAGGGACTATCAATATCCTAACTACAGGTTATACATCTGGTACGCAAACATTTCTTATCATCTTAAGACTTGTTAAACAAGGTGCAAATCTGTAAGGATTGATATGGACTTCCAAACACTCCTTAACATAGGTTTAGCTGTAGCATCTAGTGCTACAGGTTGGTTTGCCAGAGAACTATGGTCTGCTGTTAAAGATCTTAAGACTGATCTTGCTAAGTTAAGAGAAGATCTTCCTAAAGAGTACGTCTCTAAAGATGACTATCGGGAAGATATTCGAGAACTTAAAAAGATGATTGAGAAGGTCTTTGACAAGCTAGACAATAAAACTGATAAAGCTTAACTATGTCCTATAGATCCAGCTGGGACAATGGTGGTTGGAAAGTTGTCTGTGATTCTTGTGGTCGTGTGTTTAAAAACAACGAACTACAACTTCGCTGGGATGGACTGATGGTTTGTAGTGGTGACTGGGAAATCAGACAACCACAAGACTTTGTACATGGAGTAGCTGACATACAAGCTCCTCCCTTTACTAGGCCAGAATCATCAGATTTCTTTATCCCAATCAATTACACTCAACAGCCTAATGAGACTATTGATGTAACTGAAGTTCTAGCAAAGATATTTACTAGAGCAGCAGAGAGTGAGAGTGTTACTGTCTCTGAGTCAGTTTCATTAGAGGCTAACAATACTAACGCAGAAAGTGTTTCTATTTCTGAATCAGTTACTAGTCTCTTAGTCTCATCATCAGCAATCAATGGATCAGCAATTAATTCTTTAGGGATAAATTAAAATGAACGAAACAATTAATTTAAAAGGTGAGATAGAGATCCTATTAAACGATAAGGTAGTCTTAGAAAAAAAGAATCTAATTGTTCAAGTTGGTAAGAACTTCTTAGCCTCTGCCATTATTAATAGCAGTACATCTCCCTTTGTTGCCATAGCAATAGGTACTAACAGTACTCCTGCTGGAATAGGTGATACAACTCTTGGTACTGAACTAGTACGTGCTGCGTACACTACCTCTAGTGTGGCTGCAAATATTGTAAGTTTGTCTAAGACATTTGCTGCTGGTGTAGGTACAGGTACTATTACTGAAGCAGGTATTTTTAACAACGCTACATCTGGTGGAACTATGCTGTCACATGTGGTGTTTAGTGCTATTGGTAAAGGTGCTAATGATTCTTTGACAATTAATTGGACTATCACTGTTGGTTAATAGGGAATTATTATGGCTATAAAGTTCACCAACAATGCAACATCTACTCTAGCATCAGGCATTGCTAGTGGTGCTACTAGTCTTACTGTGGCTACTGGGCAAGGTGCTTTGTTTCCTACCCTAGGTGGTGGTGACTACTTTTATTGCACACTATCTAATGTAGCTAACACAATTGAGATTGTTAAAGTAACTGCTAGGTCTACTGATACATTCACTATTGTTCGTGCTCAAGACAACACTACGGCTAGTGCATTTGTTACTGGAGATAAAGTAGAACTACGTTTAGTAGCTGCTGTTCTTAGTAACACGGCAATACTAGATCAGACTAATGTTTTCTCAGCAGCTCAAACAGTTAACATTAATGGAACAGTGGGTGCTACCACTCCTGCTGCTGCAACAGTTACCACTCTTACTGCTACAGCTGATTCATCATTTACTTCAACTGGTGCATTAAGCATCAGCAAGGGTACGACTGGTCAACGACCAACCCCAGCAAGTGGAATGCTTCGCTTTAACACTACATCAGTAGAGTTTGAGGGATACAACGGCACGGCATGGGCATCTGTGGGCGGTGCGGCACTGAGCAACGACACAAGCACAGCAACTAACGTCTATCCACTGTTTGCAAACGCTACATCAGGAACAGCATCCACTCTATTTACAGGCAATGCTAAGTTGCTATACAAACCAAGTACAGGTGAACTACAAGCATCAGTTCCAGTTGCATTAAATGGTATTGTGGTTAACAGTCAAACAGTTGCTGCAAGCTACACTATTGGAGCAGGATACTCAGGTATGTCTGCTGGTCCCGTTACTGTAGCATCTGGTCAGTCAGTAACAGTTGCCAGCGGTAGTCGCTGGGTTGTTGTTTAAGGAATACAAATGGCATCAGTCGTAATCAATGGCGATACATCTGGAGCAGTAACTATATCTGCACCTGCTGTAGCAGGGACTACTACGCTTACTTTGCCTACCACTAGTGGCACAGTATTGACTACAGCTACAAGCACAGGCATAAGTGGTAGTGCTATATCTTCTGGTACTGTTCCAGAGGCTTATGGTGGTACAGGTACAAGTACTGGTTACAACGGCTTTAAGAACCGCATCATCAATGGTGCGATGGTGATTGACCAGCGTAATGCGGGGGCTAGTGTTACGGCTACGGGGTCTAATTATTCTTTAGACAGATGGCAGATGTTGGCTTCTGTA